TGCAGCGCATCCTGAACGACGGCCCCCTGTTCAAGGCGTTCCGGCAGGTGCCGTTTCTGGTTCCGCTGACAGCCCAGCATACGGGCTCGCAACCCTGTAACGACCTGTACGGCATGCTCGACAGCCTGCCCTATGAAAGTCTGTCTTCTGCCGACATCGCCATGGGCTTTCCGGCTGCCGACATTTATGACTCAGGCGCTTCCGTGGTTGCCTACGCAGGCAGCCGGCAGGATGCCGACAACGCGGCGGATGCCCTGCTCCGCGCGTTCATGGATGCGGAAAGCCTGTTTGACTGCAGCCTTATGGCACCCGACGCCGCCGTCGCCCTTGCGATGGAACTGACTACGGCGAATGGTGACGAGAAACCGGTGGTGATCGCCGACGCCCAGGACAATCCGGGTGCGGGAGCCTCGTCCGATACCACGGGGATGCTCACGGCGCTGGTTCAGGGGAACGCGCAAGGGGCGGTGCTGGCCCTGCTCGACGATCCCGAAATCGCCCGGCAGGCCCACGAGGCCGCGACGGTCGATGACCTCGCGGGCCATCGGGGCATTGGAGGAGGTGCCGATGTAGGTGACGGTGCAGTGCGTGAAGGCCACCGCCGCGTCCTCGATCATGCCGAGGTTCTGGGCATCGGGGGCCAGGGTATAGAGGCGATCCAGGGATCGCACCAGCAGGTCTGCACGCATAGACTGGCGCGTAACCCACCGCCCGGGGCTACAATACCCAGAAGATGGAGGTGCCTGTGAGATCGAGCCTGTGCATGTTGTCGATGGTGCCACAATCAGCACCAACCAACACGATGTTCCTGGCACCCATGTGTGCGGCCAGATGCATAGACCCGTGGATAGATGACGAACCGAACACTAGTTCTCCATCCCTGTTGTGTCGTGATGGGTTAAAGGATGACCCAATGGGTTCCCTGAACGTCAACTCATTGATGACGATGTTGCTAGGTTGGGGATTACCGAAGCACCATTCCCCTTCACCGTAGTCATACGATGATGACCAGCGTGTCGAACACAGGTCATGGGTAACAGCCAACACCATCCCAGGGTCATTCAGATGTCGCTTGACGGCTGGGTGATAGTGAGTGAACAGGTAGTAGTCCCTCAGTGGGAATTGTTCCGCGATCAGGTTTGTTGCAATGCAGACCTTGTCATCGAAGAATGCTGGATGAAGGAACTGCACTGAGGCACCTGAGCCGAATACCCAGATGGTTTCACCCTCATGGATGTCAGCGAGTTGGGAAAGTTTCACCGTAGAACTCCATGAAGAACGGCAACCAGTAGGTGTCCCACACATGCTCCACCTCGAACTGTTTCGCGAACTCGATGTTGACGTGACTGATACCACGTGGCTGTTCGTACACGGCCTCCAACGCTTGAGCCATCGACGACAGTGTGGGTCGCATATAGAACGCGCCCTGAGGTTCGTCCCATAGCGGTTCGCCATCGCAAAGGTAAGAGTCTGGGCCTGCCAGATCAGGTGACGCGGTCCAGGATGATGTGAGCAGACGGGCACCACACGCTTGTGACTCGATGCTGGTCACACCGAAACCTTCACCGTAGGTGACGTTCATGACGACGTCTGACGCGGTGTAGAACGCGGCCAGATGTTCTGCAGGGTAGCCCACACGTAGCAGGGTCGCGTCAGGGAATATGACATCGTTCTTATCCAGGCCAATCGCTTCGAGTAGGCGTGGAATGTTGAACCCTCCGAACACGGCAGACGGTTCCATATGCAGGTACAGTCGCGCCTCAGGGTGCTTCTTCTTGAACAGGGAGTATGCGAACAACTGTTCGGATAGTGCTTTACGATGCAGGATGCCGTTGGATTTATTCGCCGCGACGATGCTGACCAAGAAATGGTCATCAGTGAGGCCCATGAACTCACGTGTCGGAACACCATCCACCTTGTACGTCGGCTTGTACACCTTCGCGTCGAACGCGTGTGGGGCATAGTGGCACTCGATGCCACGGTCCTCCATGATGCGCTTGCCGAACGGTGACATGGCCACAGGTGTGACGTTGTCACGTTGCAGGAACTCTTTCACCATCGGTGGGATAGTGATGTGATCTAGTGGGACGTAGGCGATGATGGGGCCGTCATACTTCAGGTTCTTGTACACCCACACGTCATACAAGGTCATGATCGCGTGGTTCACGCCAGGGTTCTTGTCCTCCCAGTCTTTCGCCCAGATGGGGATGACATCGTCACTGTACGGTTTGAACCCCTTCGGATAATGCATCACGTCACCGTGTTTGGTTCGTATCTTGTCGAACAGACCCTCAAGACCGTAGTTGGATTGCACGGCCGTGCGCACACCGTGTCGCATTAGACGGTCGACCAAGTACTGGGCTTGCACACCGTAACCAGTGGTAGTGCCAGGTGTGTTGCTGATAAGACTGAGGGCGGCGTTCGGAATTCTCTCATGTTTTGCCATGACGCCTAGCATACAGAAAACCCCCGCCAATCACAGGGACTGGCGAGGGTTTCTGCAGTGTCGAAAGGCTAGGCCATTTCGAGGTACTTGATGTGGGACGCGTCAGTAACTGCCGCGCCCAGACGGTACGTGAACCGGTAGGTGGTCACATCCTGGTTGAAGGCGTAGTCCACAGAAGTGGCCACATCCAAACCAGTGGTGGCAACCTTCACCTGATCCCATGCGCCAAAGAAGACCGGCTTGGTCCCAGTGGCGATGTTTGCAACGGCCGCGTTTTCATACACGGGGAATCCGAGGATGCTTCCAGTAGCGTTGCTTCCACCGTTGACCCCGTTCCCTCCGGTGATGGGTTCGAACACGTATGCTCCAGAACCATCCTTGAGGCGACGGATTGCACCGGCGGTCGAGGTGGACACCATGTAGGCGGCCGAACCGAGGCGACGAACTGCTCCATCGACCGAGAAGGCCAATTCCAGAAGTTCGTCGGCTGTTATGGCATTGGTCGTTCCTGCCGTAATTCCGCTACCGGCAACTGCAGTCACGGCGGCGTGGATAACGGCATTGGCACGTGTACCAATTGCATTGCCCGCTTGATCCGCAATTGTTCCCTCGATGTCAAATCCAGCGTCCATGAGCAGTTCGTTCGCAATCGAACTCAGGAACGCCTGCTTCGTGGGCTGGATCAGAAGGCTGGAGAACGTGGGCTGGCTTTCTGCAATAGCAGAACCGGCGCTGTACTCCGAGGCGGTGCTGTAGGCCGTCATCACAGGGATGCGCAAGTCTGCACCGGATGACCTCTGAATTACGTCAGCAACCTCAAGGTAAGGTCCGACAAGGCGTGCCTTGAGGAATACCTGATCGAGGAAGTCGACGGGAACAGTGTTGGCAGAAGGAACCAGGGTTGCGCGTGACTCAAAACCGAAGTTATGTTCACGAACCTCACCACGTCCCATTGCACGGAAAATGTCACCGGCGTTGCGGGACTCTTCCTTGGGCATGAACGAACCGGCGGCCACGGATGCTTCCATGGCGCGTTCTTCGTTCCGACGTGCAACCTCGATAGCCTCAGAGTGGCGCTGGTAGTCAGCCTCAAGGTTATCCAGTTTGCGCAATTCCTCAGAGTCGATCGAACGTCCCTCAGCCTCGACAGAGTCGATGACGTCACGCATTTGCATGACTAGGTTCGCACGGGTTTCCTCTGAGCGTTTGATGAACTCAGACATTGATATTTCTCCAATGGTTGGAATGGATATGGGTGTGGTGGCGGATGACGCTCAACCGTTCGGCATCGCTAACGAACTTCCGATGTTTCTATTGTAGACAGTGGTGTGTGGTTGGCGTCAGATTTCTTGTCATATGTAGTTGACATCTGTGTGTCTAGTCATATACAGTAGAGTCATCAGAGAGAAAGGAACACCAAATGCAAACCTTCAAGACAATCTCACTCCAATGTGATGAGTGTGGTGCCGACAACGCTGGCTGGCCTCAAGAGGACATGATCGTCTGCACTGATTGCTTCGCTGACGAGGAGGCTGAATAGGCCATGACTACCGCAACCGAACAGGCATGGTCCCTCTGGGACCGTGTCTGCCATATCGGAGGCCAAGGCCTCACCGAAGATCACACCTATCGCATCACTGACCTCCAGTCGGAGGCTTGGGGAAGCGACATGATCCTCAGCACGGCGACCGTCATCGACGCTGACGGCAACCACATCGCAATCAAGAACGCTCACATCGCCTTCGACATCGACGACATCCTGGAGGGATGATGAACAGCACATTCAACGAAATGGACAAAGTGGTCGACACGTTCTTCAGTGCCATCGACCACATGACAGAAAGCAAAGAAGGGACCATCATGACAAGCGCACGTGAACAACTACTCGACCTGGCCAAGACACAGAACGCTGAGGTCAGCATCGCCTACGTCACATGTGAGGACTGCAACCATCCACACACCAAGGTGGAGGTAGTTCTGCCTGAAGGATACTCATGGCACTCACCCATCGCTGGAGAATACTCAGGCATCGGTATCACCTCAGAATGCCGTCAACCATTCTCGACAGTGTTTGCCGAGGTCCACGCGGTCATCGACTACCCAGTGCTGCCTGACACCGAACTCATCGACCACGCCTAGGCATGAAGGAACCCTGCCGACTAGAAGGGAGAAGTCGGCAGGGTAACCCGTCTAGCGCTTCTCTGGCGCTTTCATGACGCGGGTTTCCTTCACTGGGTCATATGATTTGACCTCAGGCTCATCCAACGCCATGATAGCGTCAGCCATAGCACCTGCCAGGTCTTTGATAACACCGTTCTCAGGGTCACCGGCGACCTTCAGGATTGCCTTGCGAATGTCTTCTTTTTTAGCCATTAAGCAACTCCAGGATTTCTAGTTTCTTCTTCTTCAGGGCCAGTAGATCATCAGCCTTGGTGTCTACGGGTGCAGGCTCAGGTTCTGCCTGTTGTGGTTTCAGGTTGTCGATGACTTTCGATAACAGGTCGACATCCTCGGAGGACATGTCAGCGCCTTCTTCCAGTTTCAGGATGGCGTCAGCAAGTTGGTCAGCATCCACATCGGCTGATCGCGCTACACGGTCGAGGCCACGAACCGATACAGTGCCAGCGGTACCGGCATATGCAGGCCATGACACAATGCTTGCCTCGATGAGTCTGACACTGTTCAGTGTGCGCTCAGTACCGTTGTCGTTCCATGAGTCACGGATAACACTGAAACCGAATGACATTGAATCTATATCGCCACGTTTCACCAAGACCGATACGTCGCGCCCTAAAGTTGTCGGGGCCAGATCAGCGGTCACCTTCAGACCACGGGCATCTTCCTCGACAGTCATGGTGCCTGCACGGGTCGACGCCAACACATTCGCTGGGTTGTGGTCGAACAACAGTTTCACATCGTTGCGGGAACGTAGCGATCGCTTGAACGCTCCAGGTGCCACGAACTCAGTGAACCCACCCAGATCTTCAGACCGGCTGTTGAACACTGCCGCATACCCTTCGAACCTCAGGCCACCGTCCTCCAGTTCACGGATTTCGAAGTCAACTGGACGTGTGCGAGTTTCTAGTTTTTTCACTGCCTCACCCTTTGCACTGCTACGGTCTTGATTCTCTTGTTCAATTCTACCAACCACGCCCTCAGCATATTCCATCGCACGGCGGGCTGACCGTTTCGACGGGCCAGAACCCCACAGAAGATGTGCGACGACGCCAGGTGTCGGATAGTCGTCACTTTCAGGGTTCGCGCCTGGAGCGTCCAGGTCTGTCATGTGCCGTGCCACCCATGCGGCGATACGAACCCACTTGTCAGGTGTCAGAGAGTCACCACGGGCCATCTGACGCGCCTCAGTAACGGTTCTACCCTCGAGGCCATCGCCAGCTAATCCTTGGTCATAATATCGGAGGCCCTGACGTGCCGCGGCCCTCATGTAAGCGGGTGCAACCAGGTTCACCTGACGTGATTCCACAGGTTCAGTAACATCACGGTTATCAGGCTGATAAGTGCCACCTGGTTCCAAATCCTCAGCAATACTGATCGCGACCATCTGGTCGATAGCATCCTGTTCTGTATCGTGACACGCGACAACTTCGCCGTCCTCTTTTACGACGGCCCAGGCTGGACAGTCAGGTGATTCGTTAGTGATGAAGTAAGGCATCAGTCGGTCTTCTGAATCTGCATCACCGTCACATCACAACCTGCACCATCAGGTGTCATGCCCCATAGGACATCGCCAGGTTGCAAGACAAATCGAACGTCAGTTTCAGCCTCGATGTGATGACCAGTCGTAGGCGATACGGCAGAACCACCACCGATATATAGGTCGCGAGCCTGAGCGTGCTCATGATTGTGAATGTGAACTTCTTGTGGCATGTTATCGCCACCGGCGATCAGGACCGGTGTGTCTTGTGCTAACGAAATGCTCTTAGTGATGATTGACATTAGGTCACCTTGTCTTCATACGGTGCACCGGTGTCCTCAGGGTTGACCTGTGCGACACCCTGCAACTGCACAGAAGGCAACCCAGTGTGGTCGATAGGTGGCAGACCGATAGCCTGCAAAGCCTCGGCAGGTGAGAACCCAGAGTAGACCAGCGCCTGAACCATCTTGACGCGCTCCATCTGAGCCTTCACATCGGAGTCTTCCATGTTGACGTTTGCCAACGGGACACGTGGTTGACGTGCCGCGTCGGAGTCGACCGGTGGCATGTCCTCCAGGATGCGCACATCATTGATAGACATGGCACCCATTTGGATCATGCGGGAGTAGGCATTGGTTCTGGCGTCGAGGTCACCGCGTAGCAGACCCTCGAGGTTGAAGCGTAGGAAGGCTTCGGTGCCTCCACGGTAACGGTTCATGAGGACAGACATGGCCGATTCGACCTTCGATGCCAGTGGCCTCAGGTTCGTCGTCACCCAGTTGCGGTTATTTTCTTCCACTGAGGCGAACGTGTTGGTGCCTGGGAGTCCCATGAGGTGTGGTGGAATGTTGAACGCCCTGGCGACATCCTCGACCGCCATGCGACGCGCCTCGATGACCTGTGACTGTTCAGCGTCGACCTGTGTTGGTTTGAATGTTGCACCACCTGTGAGGACACCGGTTCGGTGTGCCTTCTTCCACGATTGGTGAGAACTGTCGAAGCCGTTCCTTAAATCGGAGGCCTGGTCAGCGCTAAGCGCCCCAGGAAACTCGATTACCCCTGCCATGGTGGTACCACTACCGAAGAATGTCTGTGCCCAACGCTCCAGCGCCAGTGACAGACCGAACGATTCCTTAAGTGCTGACACACGTGAAATGCCCCGCACATTCCCTGGCTTCATTAGGTCAGGGATGTAGATGATGTCGTCAGAGGTAAGCGGTTCTGTTTCACCCTCGACGTTGAACTGCAGGAAGCCGAGGCCGTTGCGTTTCACCTCGACCGTGAGTGGGTTCAGTACAACCAGGTTCACTACCTCATTGCGTCGATTCGCGAACACACGGATAAACGCTGAACCCTCCAACAGCATAGAAGTGAACACGGCTGAGTAGAACGCCTCACGGGGCAGGGCCACATCAGGCCTGTTCACCCATTCTGGTTTAGGCCGAAAAGGTTTGCGGGTGCCATCATCCCTGATGAACACATCCAGTGGAAGTGTGGACAGTGTGGTGCTGATGAGGTTCACGGCACTGAACACGGCGTTGACCGTGTAGATGGTGTCACTGTTTATGTTTGTGCCAGCGTGGGTGCCGAACGCAATGTCGTCGCCTGAAGCGAAAATGGATTGGTAGGAAATCCCGCGTTCCTCGAAAAGCCTGTTAAAAATCATTTATCGTCCCAGGGCGATGCCAACAACAGTCAGGAATACGCCGCCCACGATGATTCCGACTGGTATGGAAATTATGAGCACCCCAACGGTGATGGCCGTGATTCCTGCAATCTGAAGTATTGATGACATTCCCATAGCCTATCCAAAGAACTGAGGCACTACCTGTTCCATTCTAGCGACCGTGGCGCGGTCAACGGCGATGATGCAGGCCACCGCCGCATCGATTTTCCTGGGACTCGAACGACTCTCTTTCACAATCCTGGGGCCCAGGTTGTCTTGTTTCACCACCGCATTCGCCAGATGCCTACCTAGTGTTGGGTTGCCGTCATGGATGATCGACGCTGTGCCCTCCATCACCATGTCATAAAATTTGGCACAGGCTCCAACCATGCGCCGTGGTGAGGTGGACGGATACTCAACAACTGGCAGACCTAGTTCAGCCAACACCTGCATTGACCGTTGCCATCGAAACGGGTCACACGCGATTTCCAAAACCTTGGGATGATCCCGACAGTACTGAATGATGGTCTGCTCCACCTCAGCAATATCCACACGCCAGTCCTCATCATCAGTGTCCAGGTTCTTCTCCCAGATTTTCACCAACTGAACCTTCACTGGTTCGTCATCCTTCTGAATTGTCGATGCGACCAAGGCGGTACAGTCGCCACTGAAAGACCCGTCAAATCCGAGAATGACTTCCTCATCGGGGCTGATAGTTAAATCGCCCTCACAGGCCTCCCATGACCCCGTAGGTAGCCATGAGAGTGCTGATGCTACGAAGCAGTTCATCCGTTTTGTACGAAACTCGGCTTCAGGTGTACGTTTCACCGCGGCCTCGAAATCCGAAGGATCATTAAGGTCACCGAACCCTGGGTTGGCCTTCCTCCACGTTTCAGGATCACTGTGAGGTCCGTCATCCTCCCACCAAGCCATGAAGTAGTTCTTATCGTCGACCTCACCGGCTGACACCTTCTTGCCATAGTTGTACAAGTCGAAGGCGATCGAGTCGCGTCCAGTCGAGTCTGATTTGACACCGGCGGTAGTGATAGACACCATGTGTGCCCTATCACCACGCGCCGCCATTGAGAGTGACATCACGTCGAACATTTTGCGGTTGGGTTGGGCGTGGAGTTCGTCGACCCAGATCGCGCTACTGTTCAAACCTTCAGCGGCACCTGCCTCCGCTGATAGCACACGATATACAGACCCCTTCGCTGGTACCTCAATCGCGTCGCGGTAGAGTTTCGTCAAATCCCTGAGTTCCTCATGAGTTTCGATGATGCGCTTCGCCTCACCGAACACGATACGCGCCTGGTCGCGGGTTGCGGCGACTGAGTAGGTTTCACCACCGGCTGGACCGAATATTGTATCGAACACGGCCAGGTGACTGGCCAAGGCGGATTTTCCGTTTTTGCGCGGCAAGCCTACAAGTGCCGTCTTTGCGAGGAACCCACCGTTTTCGTCCTGGGCGTATAACTGACGTATGTGTTCCTTCTGCCAGTCACGAAGTACCAGTTTGGAACCGGCACGCCCTGACACAGAATCCTTGGTGATGACTCCGAAGGCGTCGATGAAGTCGATGGCCAGTTCAGCCTTCTTGAACGTGGCACCCTCAGGCACGGGTGTCATCCACCGTGGTGGCCATCCTTCAACGTCTGGCATAGAAGTCATCTATCACTCGCTTCGTTCGGACATGCTGCGTGGAAGGTCTGTCAGCCAATCTTCTCAGACATTCATCACGGCCAGGGTCGACCACTGTGACTCGGGCGTTGTGCATCCTGTAAATTCTGGACCATTCAGCATCAGGTTGGGTGTGAACAATCCAAACGTTCCGGCGACTAATCTGTCCTACACGTAGCGCCTCTTTCACTGCAACCTTCCGCGCTGACCGTGCGATCTGCCTGACCTCATCAGAGTAGTCATGTACCTCGATGTCATCCACCACCATGGCTGATGCAATCAAATCCATGTCGACGACGATGTCGCCAGGTAGTGCATTCTCAGTCACGAACGTGGATTTACCTGCACACGGTGGTCCACTGATGACCCTGATCATGAGTCAGAACGTGCCAGTAGTTCTTCCAGTTTAGAACGCGCCTTCACCTCGGCCACACCTAGACGTGAACGGTCAGCGGGTGTGAACCCAAGCAAAGAAAGGTTGGACACTATTTGTCGCTCCAGTTCCCTCAGGCCACGACGTGTTCTCGGGTCATCGGTTTTCATGACCTGCACACGTAGGTTCCATCGTTCGTCCACCATTTCGCACGTCATCAGTAACAGTTCTATATCAGTGTTGGGACTAATCCAGGTTGCACCTACAGACCAGATGCGGTTCCATAGATCGCGCCCGTAAGTCAGTAGCGGTCTGGCAGGATCAGGTATTTCATGGACGCCTGGGAGTATCTGAACCTCACCTGGTTCTGGCAGTGGACGTTTCCCAGGGTTGCCCAACATGCGCTTCTGCTCAATCGGCTTCGGAGGTCGACCTGCAGGCATCAGGCACCGCCTACTTGGAGCCCTGAGGTCAGATTTGCACTGCCTTCTTCTGACCGGAAGTCAGACACATCACTAACAATGCTTCCAGGGCGTTTACCACGATACATCCTCGCGCCTTGTTTGTCTATTTCAGAGAAAGGCAGAATGGGCACGGTCAGGCGTTCCCTAGCCTGAGGATTAAGGAAGTAAATGTATTTCAACTGATAGCCACCCAGACACTCAGCGCCGACTCGCTTCAGGAACGTCGTCGATGTTTCTGATCCAGTCTTGTTGTATCTGGCCTTGATGTTGTTCTCACCTTTGGTGCCTGAACCGAACCCAGGTTCGAGGACTATCTTGCAAATGACCTCACCATCGGGCATGCGCCACATGGATTTATTCGGTGTGATTTTCAGAAGGTCAAAACCACTCGCACGATAGATGGTCCCATCACCACACTGAGTGCCATCAGCGTAGGACAGAACCCACTCGATGTGAGGTACCTTCTTCCTCAGCATCCTCATCGCCACACCGATGGCACGCGACTCACTGTTCTTGGGTAGCACATCAGAGAAAGCCATGCGGTGCAACTCGATGAACCCGTTCCATGAGGTATCACGAACGAGGCCCACACTCTTTCCCTTGTCGATGGATGGACCCAGTTGCATCACTCCCTCAAGGCGTCCACGATAGAAAACACCCAGATGCACCTGTGATCGAGGGTCGACTTTCCCTGAGTAGTGGTGTGTCTTTACAAACGCGACCGCGGCACTCCGAGGGATGCCTTTGACCTCGATTTCTTTCGCGCTCATCCAGGCCACTCCGACACGACCAGGAACAAGGCGTTGCCATTACTGTTCTGATTCTCACCATCGTCTGGGAGTCTGTTCGACTTCTTAGCCTGGGCCAGAACCTGACGGATAGTTTCAGCCTGCTCCAGGCTCACAGTGAAGGTCATCTGTGTGGCATCCTTCCTCGGGGCATCCTCGCCGACGTCGCC